GTTCCGGTGTAAAAGATTCCTTACACCCGCCCCGCCCTGTAAACTTTTCCGACAGCGCGTAAAGCCAACCGACACCTGTAAGGCATCCCGACACCTTGTAAGCTTTTCCGTCACTCGTCGCCCTCCTGCTGCCGCATCGCCTCGCGCAGCCCATCCGCGCTGCTCATCGCATCCTCGCGATGCTTGATGGTCTCCCGCAACTCGACGAGCACGGCCGCAACCTCGGGGAACACCATACGGATACGCCGCACGTCCTCTTGCCATTCCCAGTGAAGCGCTTGCCTAGTCTTGCCCCGGTCCACCGCCTGCTGCTCGAACGACGCGAGGATCGAGCCCGTATCGCCCGAGCCTGCGCGCAGCACTAGGCGGAAGGCGCTGGGCGATAGGTCGGCCAGGGTCGCCAGCCTCCTGACTAGGTTGGCGGCTGAGTCGTGCTTCAGCGTGTCGAGCTCGAGCAAGCGCTCGAACATCTCGCAGCTAACCTTTGCCGCCTCGCTCGCGCCATCATAGCGCAGGCGATGAACCGGCTGGCGGTTGAGCGTGTACGTGACCACGGCTCACAGCCCCTCCAACGGGTTGTGCACCAGCGAGGCCGCGCTCTCGCTCAGCACCACCGCGTCTTCGAGCCCCAGCGTGCCCATCTGGTCGCGCTGCTGGATGCTCTCGATGATCTGCCGAAGGCGCTTGATGCGCTCGGCGTGCTCTTTCACCAACGACTTCCGATGACTCTCTAGCTGCGCGATTGACCGCGCCGCCCGATTCGCGAGGCGTAACGCCTCAAGTTCCAAACGATCCGCGTCTTGCTTCACTTGACCTCCGTTTCGCGCCGCTGAGCTTAGCCGTCAGCTTTTGATGCTTCGCCCAGGCGTGCGCGGTTATGTTTTTAGGTTTCCGTGCCACTCTTCCCGAAATTGGCGTGTCAGGTCGCCGCTCCGTCAAGCGGAAACGGCCATTGCGTGCGTTTTCTGACTGTCCGATTGCCCGGTGAATGTCTGGGTAGCCATCGGATGCCGATCGCCCCGCAAATCGCGTTCTTTCTCGATCAGGAGCTCGACGTGCTCAAGCCGCTCGATGACTTCGGCCTGCCGTTCTCGGCAGGATTGGATGACTCGGCCGAGCGTCGCGTGCTCCGTCAGGAGGTGGTGCGCCATCTGATCGAGGCGCTCGATTGCGTTTTGCATATTTTGTAGGTTGTGGGAGCCAAGGGACTTGTATTGTGCGGAAGTGGAGATAGTCGTGTGCCTCGGCGATCACGTTTATCGACCATTGATCGTCTGGACGCATCTTGAGCCTCTTCCGAGCGCGATGCAATCGGCGACTCAGCACTACGACAAAAGGCTCCAAGTCTTGCCCTATGCTGTAGTATTCGGCGCGACTCATCTTGTTGCTGGGTTGAAGGTTGCGGTTGCCCGCGTGAAGTAAAAGGACTGCGCCGCGGTGCCGTCGTCGCGGCCCTTGGCCTGGATGACGTTCGTGAAGAACCTCGGCCGGTCGGCCTCGAAGTCGGTGTCGCGCTGCTGCTGGCCCGTGATCGCGTCCTCGTTGGGCCGATGAATCAGGATGACCTTGTCGGCGTCCTCCTCGACGCTGCCCGAGTCCTTGAGGTCGGTCACGTTCGGCTCGCGGTTGCCGTCCTTGGCGCTCTCGCGGTTCAGCTGCCAAAGCATCACGACGAGGATGTCGAGGTCGCGCGCTAGGCGTTTGAGCGTCTTCGTGACCATCCCGCAGGCGTTGACCTTCTCGCTGGAGCCCTTGGCCTCGTAAATCTCCTTAACCAGCCCGCCGTGGTCCACGAAGAGCACGTCGAGCCCACCGCCGGCGTGCAGCGCTCGAGCGCGTGCCTCGATGCGAGCCAAGGAGGAGTCGCGGCTCGAGACCGTGATGTTCTTCCCGCGGAGCTCGACGAGCGCCTTGCGGATCTCGGCCTGCGAGGCTGGATGCTCCGCGTAGACGCGCCGTAGCCCCACGCCGGCGAGAGACGCGGCGATCTGGAGCGGCACCTTGTGCGGCGCCACCTCGAGCGTGACGTAGTAGCAACGCCGGCCTTGGTTCGCGAGGTGAGCCAGGATCGGCCGAGCGAGCGAGGATTTGCCCGAGGACGAGCGGCCGGCGATGACGACCAGCTGCTGGCGTTCCATCTCGCCGAAGCGCTGGTTGCAGATCGGCCACGGGAACGGCATCAGCTCGCGCCGCTGCTCGCCTAGGATCTTTTGCTCAAGCTCAACCTTGGCGCGCTCGACGAGCTCGTCCCAGGATTCCTCGCCGTCCGCGTCTGAGCCTGCTGCGATGCTCAGGAGGTCGCGTGCCCCGCCGGCGATCAACTCGGCGAGCGGTTCAGTCGCCTCCGCCTCCTGCTCGACGCGCTCGGCGATGCGTTGAGCGATGCGGACTGCGTCGCGCGCTACGGCGAGGCGCAACACGCGCTCGAGGTAGTATTTTGCGTTGAGCGAGGTCGGCGCCGCGCTGGTCAGGCCCACGATGTAGGCGTGCCCGCCTGCGGCCTCGAAACGCTGCTTGGCGATCAGTTCGGCGTAGAGCACGTCGTCGGTCGTCGCCATCCCGGCCGCGACCATCTCGGAGAGCGTGTCGAAGACGCTCTGGTTGCGCGAGTCGTTGAAGGATCGACGCGTAATGCCGCCGCCCAGCATCGCCTGCATCGTGCGACCATCGTCGAGCAGCGCGGAGGCGAGGAGCAGGCGCTCGTGATCAAGATTGGTTGTCACCGTAGAATTTCACGGGTTGAGACGCAGACTTACGTTCCCACAACGCAGGATCGTCCTCGAAGCGACCATCATTCAGCCAGGTCGCGGGATGCGGAACGAACTGCCGATCATCGGCCGGCCAGCGGCGCACCGCTTCGCCGTATTGAGCCGCGGCCTTGATGACGCGGTCCTTGTCGGCCAGCTTGGCAAACGCCTTACGCGCGCCGCCCTTGCCCTCCTTGCGTGGATAGTTGGCCCAGAAGGCGTCGAAGACCGGATCAGCCTCCGGCTCCTTCTCCTTTCCCTGCACCCTATCCTCTTTCTTATCCTTATCCTTATCCTTAAGGGTTTCTAAACCCTTTGGAAAGGCTTTCGAAAGGCTTTCAATAGCCTTTGCCAAGGGTATGCCTGCTCTTTCTAAGGCTTTGATAACCCCACGCTGCGGCATCGACGGATGCTCCTCGCTGATGTAACCCCATTGAAAGGCAACGAACTTACGAATCCAGAAGCCGCGATCGCAGCTGGCGATTCGGTCGCCGAACGATGCCAAGTCGTCCGCCGTGCAAGGCTCGCCGATCTGGAACGAAACCAGCCCCCAGTCGACTTCCGGCACGACGCCCGCGCAATCGCAGTTGTCGCACAGCCAGAGCCAGAGGCACTTTTGCTTGGCGGTGAGCGCCCGAAACCACGGGTCGGCCCACTTTGCCGTCTCAGTAAATCGCTTACTCATTGACGGCATTCCTTCGCTGCAATTTTCAACGCACGACATATCGATGTTACGTCATAAGGGTCGATCATCACAACTGAGCTTTCGCCCATATGCGAAATTGATTCGATCGTGATCGATCCGCAGTCGTTCACGAAAACGCGAATTTGATCCTTCGCTGGGATAACGAGTACGTCAGTAACTTTTTGCATAAACAAAGACCCCGGCCCGCCTGCGGTGAGACTTGCTCCGAGACAACGACGAACTCGGTGCAGACGCAGACGGCCGGGGAAATGTGATGTTTGCTGACATACGGTACGAGTCTCACCTCGCCGCTTTGTCCTCAGCTTGCTTGAGGTTGCTGATCCCTCAAACAAAAAATCTGTCTGAGCATCTCGAACGTGCCCGCTGAAACCAGCTTGTCCGGCGTGACCCGAAGCAAGCGCCAGCCGAGGACGGCCGCGCGGTTGTATTTCTCCATATCGCGCACGAAGCCCGAGCCGCGCGTGTGCCGGCCTCCGGTCCAGACGCCGCCCTCGACCTCAACTGCGATCATCTGCTGCGGCCAGGCGTAGTCGAAGCGCCAGCGCCGCTTCTCGTCGAACTTGTGCTCGCGCTCGGGCCGCGGCAGCCCCCGCACCTCCAGCGCGCGAAGGAAAACCTCGGCGCGTTCGAAGGCCCGCTTGATCTTCGGCTCAGGCGCAGGATCCGGCTCGCGCGCAATCGTCTTCGGCCGCTTGGCCTGCGCCAGCTGCCGCGCGATCTGGAGGCGGTAGCGCTCGGGGAGGTCGGCGATGGTTGGCTTGCTCACGCGACGAGCCTCCGGTTTAGCCCGCGGCGCTCCGCGATAGCGTAGCGCTCGGCCTCGGTAGCCCAGATCAGCTTGAGCCCTAGCGTGCGTCGCTGGCGTTTAATAGCGGGCCAGCCGCAGCGGAGGTCTGCGATGATCTCCTTCACCATCTGCATTTGCATCAGGCGGCGCTGGATTTCGTCGGCCTGCGGATGTCGAGGATAGCTCACGGCTCCTCCTTTCTCACGGCGTCGATTGCGGCCCGCAGCGCGGCGTTTTCGCGTTCTAGTTGTTTTAGCTTCCCGAGTAGTGGAGCCACACACGTGCAATGTTGCTCTTCGGATCGATTATCTCGGGCGTGCAACACCGCATTTTCCCAGTCGTCTATTTGTTCACGCAGTGCGGCGTTTTCGCGCTCCAGATCGGCGATGCGTCGATAAGGCGCTGTCTCTCGATCGCTCATAGCTTCACCCCCCTGCGCCGCAGCAGATGCGCGCGCTCCTCGTGCGTGATGTATTCGCGTCGGTAGCCGCGATTGTAAATCCTTTGTCTCACGGCGGCCTGCTGCATCCGCACCTCGGCCAAGATTTCCTTGAACGGAGCGAAGCGCGCGACCATCTCGTCGATCACCTCGGACTTTGGGTTAGGTCGTGCGCTCATCGTTTTTTGAACCTCCCGGCCTTGTCGCGGCGCTCGGCGTCCCGCTTAATGTTGCGGAAGAACGAGTCCATCCACTCGCGATCGCGGCCGATGCGCTCGCCGTTGCGTAGCCCCCAGAGGAAGCCCAGCGAGATGCCGGCGCAGAGCATTATCGCGCCCAGCGCGAAGATCTCGAGCGCGTTCATTCGTCACCTCCTCGGTGGTCCTGGGCGGTAAGGAGCGCGTAGGCGACGATGGCAATTAGGAGCACGGTGGCCCAAGCTAGAGTGCTCAGAGTCATAGCCACGTCTCCTTGTACCACGCCGGCAGATCGATCTCTTGCACGTCGTCTGGCATATTTGGCCAGCGATTGCTTTCGATGCAGCCCTTGAGCCGCGTAAGGTCGCGCAGCGTTTCCTCCTGGCCGCGTTGCAAGGCCGCGTTGCTGACCTTGTAGACCGCGACTCCGTATGGCTCGCACTTCTCGACGGCGACGAAGAAGAAGTCGGTGCAGGCGATGCCGCAGTCGTAGAGTAGCGGCAGGTAAAAGCCCGCCTGCCGGTGGTAGCCGAGGTTGACGAACGCCTTCTCAAAGTTCCTAAACGCGCCGTCGTCCAAGCTCTCGACCGTCTTGAGATCCACGACGTAGGGCCGCGTGCAAAGCGCGCAGCCGTTGCCGTTAAACCAGTCCGTCCGCGCCTGCACGCGCAAGGTGGCGAATGTCTTCCGCCAGACGAGCTCAGGCTCGCCGGCGCGGAACAACTCCGAGGCCGCAGGATGCGCCATCACAGCATCTCGCATCTGATGCACCAGCGCGAAGTCATCGCCATCGAGGATGGTCTTGCCGACGTTAGCCTGGGCAAACTGCTCCCACGCCGCCTTGCCCTCCTTCGTGCGGCGGTCGATGCCGTCTGGCCGGCGAGCGTAGAGCGTGCCGTAGGTTTGCGGCTCAAGCACCGCGGCGTGCGTCGCGCGGCCGATGGCAAACGCGGAGGAGTCCGCGTCAGGCACGACCTTGAGCACGTACTTGCGGTGATAGAGCGCCGGCCGCCGGCGGAACACCTCCAGCTTCGAGTGGCTGATGGCGTCCGTCGCGTGATAAACCTCGGACGGCTCGCCTCGAATCGCGGCGTTCATTCCGCACCTCCAATCTCGAGCTTGGCCTGGAGCGGATCCACGACGGCTTCGGACTCGTCCTTGAAGCGGACGCTCCAGCCGACCTTGACCGTTACCGTGGGCGCCATCGCGAGCGCGTCCCACTCAATCGTGAAGCTGGCCTTAGCCTTCGGCTCGGCCTGCGTGTCGTCGTCGACGAAGGACTCCTCCGCCGCCTTACGCATCGCGTCGTAGTGCGTCTCAAGGAGAGCGCGGACTTGTTCGCTGGCAGCGGCGATCACCGCGGCCTTCTTGATTTCGTGTGTGGTTTCCATTTTAGATAGTGCTTAGAGGTTGTCGCCGAGGCCGCGCGGCGTGACGTTGACCGGCTCGGCCGGGATGTCGCGTGCCTCCTCAACGGTGCGGAGCCCCTTGAGGACGTCGCCGAAGAGATCGCGCAGGACGTAGCCGCGGGCGCGGAAACGCAGCATTCGCTTTGGGTAGTCGGTCCAGGGACCAGCCTTTGCCCAGAGCTTCGCCCTCTTGGCGTCTGCGACCGTGAAGGTCTCGACGGTGGAGGCGTCGCCGCGGGTAGCGGTCACGCGGTAGCCGTGTGCGTCGGTGTTGGGGTCGCCGATCTCTTCCTCCTTGTAGCTCGTGAGCAGGCCCGAGGCTCGGACCAGCGCGAGCGCGGCGTCGCCGTAAATCGCCGGCCGCCCGTTGATGACCGCGGTATTTTGCAAGGCAGCCATCGGCGTGAGCCCGAGCTCTGCGCCCAGCTGGATCGCGACAAGCACGCTCTCCGGCTTCTCCATTCCCTTCGGTGCGAAGCCCGAGGCGACGATAGCGTTCGCGAATCGGTAGGCGTCCTCCAGCGAGGCAAGCTGCACGCCCTGCGCGCCGAAGGTGACCGGCGCCTTGCTGAGTTTGGCCGCTGGAGCGGCGGTGATCTGCGTATCTTCTTTGACGGTTTCGGTGTTCATTGTCTGGCTCTTGTTCTGTTGTGTTTTGCTTCTGGGTTGAGGGCGCGGCTGGGAATTCTCGGTCGCGCCCTTTAAGTTTAGAACGGCACTTCCT